ATTTAATTGACTCACTAGCTTACATAGACCAGTTAGCTAAAGTTACATACTATTACGACTTTGAAGTCGATGACTTTGAAATACTTGACCCTGTAGCAGGATACTAATTTATGATTGATGATGAGATTTATACAGAAGAAACCGTAGAAGCTTGGGTAATGAACAAGTGCGATCACTGGCGTGACCACTACCAAACTAACTATGCAGAGATACATGATGAGTACTACAGATTATGGCGTGGTATTTGGGACAAGTCAGATAGTATGCGGGAGTCAGAGCGTTCTCGTTTAATCTCTCCTGCTACACAGCAAGCTGTAGAGTCTGCAGTAGCAGAGATTGAAGAGGCTACGTTTGGACGTGGTACGTTCTTTGATATTAAAGATGATTTACAAGACCCTAACCCAGAAGATGTAGGTTTCTTACGTAATCAATTAACAGAAGACATGCACTTTGCTAAGACCCGTAGCAGTGTAGCCGAGTGCCTTATTAACTCTGCTGTATTTGGTACTGGTATTGGTGAGCTTGTATTAGAAGAAGTTGCAGAGCTAGTACCTGCTACTCGACCTGCTCCTGAAATGGGTATGACTGCAGTAGGTGTAATGAAGAAAGATAGGTTTATAGTTAAGCTAGATCCTGTTATGCCACAAAACTTCTTAATCGACCCACTAGCTACTAACATTGATGATGCAGTAGGGGTTGCTATTGATAAGATGTGCCCATACCATGAGATACAACGAGGTATTGATTCAGGTATTTATCGCGATGTTCCTGTACACCCAACTTCTTATGATTATGATTTAGATGATGCAAGTAAGATTACTCATGTATATGAAGATGACATGGTACGCCTAACTAAATACTACGGCCTAGTACCTACTAACTTGTTGTCTAAGGTAGATGAAGATGGTGAAGTAGAGGAGATTGTACCTACAGACAAAGATGCTAGTTATACGGAAGTAATCTTAGTTATTGCTAATGGTGATACCTTGTTAAAAGCGGAAGCTAACCCATACATGAAGAAAGACCGACCAGTAGTTGCTTTCTCTTGGGACTTAGTACCATTTAAGTTTTGGGGTCGTGGTATTTGTGAGAAGGCGTATAACAGCCAGAAAGCACTAGACACTGAGCTACGTGCCCGTGTAGACGCTTTGGCTCTTACAGTACATCCTATGATGGCTGTGGACGCTTCTCGTATGCCTCGCGGTTCTAAGTTAGATATACGAGCTGGTAAGACTATTCTTACTAATGGTAATCCAGCAGAGATTCTACAACCATTTAAGTTTGGAGCTGTAGACCAAGTAACCTTTTCTCAAGCTGACAGGCTACAGGCTATGGTACAACAAGCTACTGGTGCTATTGACAGTGCTGGTATCCCTGCATCAATCAATGGTGAAGGCACAGCAGCAGGTACGTCAATGGCTCTAGGTGCAATCATCAAACGCCACAAGCGTACATTGATTAACTTCCAAGAGAACTTCCTAATACCTTTCGTAGAGAAAGCAGCTTGTCGTTACATGCAGTTTGCTCCAGAACTATACCCAGTTAAAGACTACAAGTTTATAGCTTCTAGCTCTTTAGGCATTGTTGCCCGTGAGTACGAGGTAACACAACTAGTACAACTACTACAAACTATGTCTCCTGATTCTCCAATGTATCCAATGTTGGTAGAGTCTATTGTAGATAACATGGGCTTATCTAATAGAGAGCAGATTATTGCTCAACTACGACAGGTTAACCAGCCTAATCCTGAGCAGCAACAAGTAGCTCAAATGCAACAACAGTTAGCAATGGCTACAGCGCAAGCACAGCTAGAGCAGATACAAGCGGGTACAGCAGAGATTGTGACTCGTGTACAACAGAACCAAGTAGAAACTCAACTATTACCTATTGAAGAAGAGACTAAACGTATTAAAGTTTTAGCTCAAAGTATGGGTAAGGATGAGTTTGAACGCTTAGTAGAGATAGCTAAGCTTGACTTAAAAGAGAAAGAGCTTGACATGAAAGAGGATATAGTAAAGCTTCAAATGTCAAGTATTAAATAAACCTTTACATTAACTTTAATATATGTTATACTAGTACCGCAAGGATAATACTACATGGAACAAGAAGTACAGAATTACTATAACGCTTACCTTGACTTGTTTCAACAAGAAGGTTGGGCACA